TCATGCTGGGGCCTTCCGTGTGCTAGATGGCGTTTTCTGCTGCACGTTTTGCGCGGTTCTCGTGGTTGCTGCCGTGGATTGTGCCGTGTGCGTAGTGCGAGTGGCTATCCCACGAGTAGCACGACCCCTCAGAAAAGCCCTCTCGTGTATCGACCGTTGCAAACCTGCGCATGGTCGGGTGGTCGGCATGGGTGATGCCCATGTAGGGCTTTGACCAGTTGAGTTCGGGTACGACACCCGCGCCAGCCTTGCTTACCTTGTTCATCGTTCCTACTCCTGGTATCCTCGTGCGGCATTGCACGCGGGAAGCCTGCGCCAGCCCGGTAGGGTGGGCGCGGGTGGTTAGTCGGCTAGGCCAGCGCGTGCAGCACGTCGGCACCCTTCACCCGGCGCACGGCCCCGGCGCGGTAAGCCTCAGAGAGTGCCTCAGACCACGTAGCACGATCGACCCCGACGGCCAACAGCGCGGCCTTGTTCGCGGGCTTGCCGATCCGGGCCAGCCCAGCAACCAGCGCGGCAGCGGGTGCCGAGAGTGTGTGGGCCTTGGCGGCTGGAGGACGGCCCGTCGATGGGGCGTGGACCGTCGGGGCGGGTGCCGGGTTGGCCGGGGCGGCAACGGGCGCGGGCTTGGCGTGGGCCTTTGCTAGTGCTGCGCGCACCGGGGCGGGAGCCTTGATCGGCGGGGCTACAGGCTCCGGGCTGGCTTTGCCCGCGTCATAGTCAGCGGTTGGGAAGGTAAACAAGCGGTACTCCGCGCGCTTAAACCTCAGCGCGACCATATCGCCCTCCACACCGATGGTGGTAGTTTCGTCGCCGTGGTGGGCGTTGATGATCCGGCGCAACCGACCAGCAAACGTAACGGCAACGCCAGCCCCCCGAGCGTCTACCTCTTGTACCTCGCGCGACTTGCCCCGGTACTCGACCTTCATCCATCCGCCCGAGACGCCGCGGCCCCAAGACACTCTTACTGCATTCTCACGAAGGTCGGTCAAGTCTTTTCCGTCTGTGGTGGTAACGGACAGTTCACGCATGGCCCGCGCCAGACCTTCAAGATTCACAATCACGCTAGACATTGTTTGCACTCCTAATGCAAAGTGTGCCAGCCCCACAACGGGGCCGGTGAATATCGGGCGCGGCGGTTACACCGCGCCGGACTGGGTTAGTCGATCTCGACGACGATCATCCGATCGGTGAGGGTGTCTGGGTCCGCACCCTTCGGGATCATGTCGGGCCAGTAAAGCCGAACCGCCGGCCCGCGCGGGTCGCCGCCGAAGTGTGCCAACGCGCCGAAGTCTCTGGCCAAGGCCACAACCAGATCACGCGCGGTCTGCGCCGCCTTAGTCTCACGCTCGGATACCTGCCGGTTGCATAGGTTCTCGTTGTGCTTGTCCAGCCGCTTGGCAAGGGTGCGGAATCGGGACGCTGCCAGAGCCGAGAGCCAGGCACGCTTGGGGCCTCGTTGTGCCAGCGTCGCCGCCAGAAAGAGCCGCCGCGCGTTCCGTTCCGTTGCTTTCGTAAAGGCCATCTTGCACTCCTAATGCAAAGGGTTTGCGCTGGGCGGTTGATGACAGTCAACCACACCCAGCACCTACAGCATACACCACGATCGGCACCCTGTCAATAGAAAGTACAAAGAAAATCCAAAGATTCTATAAATGCCCATAGACAGACGCGCAAAAAGGGGATATACACCCAGCAAGCACGCGCCCTACCTGCGATCCTCCCTCACGCCCTATCACGCCTTGGCTCGCCTCTAGGGATGCGTCTACCAGGGAAGCGTCCGACGATCCACCCGACCCGCAGCACCCCCCAACGCTCCGAACGCCCCAGGGACGATCTACGCCGGTCCCCGACGATGCACGCCCGCCAGCACCCGAAGCACACCCAGACAGAAGCAACCGACCGAATGCGAAAAACATAGAGACGGGTGAGCACGCGCGGATGCACGAAACACACGCGCCCGCGCGCGTACGCACGCCCGCGAGGCTCGCACTTGCCCCCGTCATGCTCGCCAGCACCCCCAGCACGGGCCGATCTACCCCAAAGACTGCCCCAAAGTGCAGTAAACCCCTATAAACACAGCACTTTCGACCGGATCAGCAGTCCGATCAGCCCCCGCAGACCACCCAACGCGCCCGCGCGTGCGTGCCCAGGCCCGCGCCTACACCCGCGCGCGTGCGATGCGAACGGGGTGCCATGGGGGGGTGGGTCGGGTGGGGGGGCAATCAATCTCCTCTCTCAAGTTCCGGTTCCAAAACCCTTGGGCTTGTCTGGTTTGCACCACCCCCGGTGAGCGATGAGCGTCGCCGCCGTGGCAGGCACCGCATACGCCCCAATCGCCATCCACCACGGCGTGTCCCTCAGGACGGCGTTGGCTCCTGTCAGGACGAACACCACCCGCAGGACCGAGACGAGGGCGGTGGAGGCGGCTGAGTGCCAGTAGGACGCTCCTACGGCTGTCCGCATCTTGTAGAGCCATGCCAGTGCTTCGGTAACGCCAAGGAGGGCGAGGATGAGGATTGTGGCCATCAGCGGTTCCTGTAGGTGATCCAGTTGGCGGGCCTGGGTGGGGTGTCGCTGTTGAGTTCGGCCTCGTCTTCTTCGATTTGCTGTCGGACCTGTGCGGCGTGGATGGACTGGTTGGTCGTGAGGTTGCCGGCGAGGACTTTGAGCAGGTTGGCGAAGGCGTCGATCTCGTCGTCTTGGCCTAGGCAGTTGCGCTCGAAGGTCAGGCGTGTGGTCTGGCGTTGCCATTCCTGGTTCTGGGCGACGCGGGGGTGGATGCAGACGCGGTGTGCGGTGAAGAGGGGGTCGCAGGTGGTGATGATGCGGGTTTCTTTCTGGCCCGAGGACCAGAGCGTCTCGACGGCGCAGTGCCAGGAGTCTGTGCCTTTGCCGTCGCGGGAGCGGGTCAGGGGTGCGGTGCGTGCGAGTGCGGCGATATCGCTGGTGAAGAGGTCGGCGAGGAACTGCCCGCCGCCGTTGGCCTCGACGACGAGTTGGCGGATGTCGTATTCGATGCATTTACGGAGGATCGCCATGCGGTTTTCGGTGCTGGCGCCGCCTTCGAGACCGCCGACCTCGAAGATGTAGAGTTGCGACCCCATGGAGCCGCCGGCGGCGAAGCCGAGTTTGTCCCGCCCGCCGGCGGAGGGGTCGATGACCATGGCCTTGATGTGGTAAGGCTGGACCACGGAGGCATCGACGTACATGGGTGCGTAGAAACCGTCCTCGCCGAAGCCCAGGGAGGGAATGGGCAGGCGTGTGGAGTCTCCGCCGCGGAGTTTGCCGTAGGTAACGTCAAGGGGAGCGGATCGGTGGTCGCAGTCGTAGACGATCAGGTCTGCTAGGCGGAGGGGGTAGGTGTGGGCGGTGCCCACGTCGATGTAGAGCATGAACTCGCGCTCGAACTCCAGCCTGCCGACGGACTCTTTCTCGGCGACGGCGGACTGGGGGACGCGGTGGGCGAAGGAGACCTGCCCGGGTCGGACGCGGCCGGAGGCCAGGCGTTCGGCCATGAGCGGGGAGAGGCCCAGGGTGCGCCGCCCCGGCTCGGGGTAGGCCATGGGGTAGGTGCGGAAGCGGTACCCCTGCTTCTCTTGCTTGACGTAGAGGGTGTCGTCGCACTTGATGGTGCCGAACTCGACGATTTCCAGAGGGTCGATCTGGGGCTGCTCGCCGACGATCTCGGTGTAGATGATGTTGCTGAACTCGCTGGTGAAGTGGTGCAGGCGCTCGCGGGCCTCGTGGGTCTGGGTGTTGCCCTTGGTCTCGATGTCGTCGGGGAGGATGGAGTGGGCGCGGTTGCCTTCGAGCTGACCGTCGATGCCCAGGCTTTTGACGCTGGGCTGCTTGTCGCCGTCATGCCCGACAACGTTGAAGGCAGTGGCGGAGTCCTTCATCTCGCCGTGTGGTCTGAGGTGCTGGAGGAACCAGACCTTGCCGATCCAGTCGCGGTTCATCTCCAGCATCGACGCTGCCGACCCCCCGGACTTGCTGACAAAGAGGATTTTGCGGTTGGGGTCTCGGAGCAATCGGTAGCAGGAGAGGGGGACACTGAGCATCGTGGTCTTGCCGGCACCACGCCACTGGAGAACGCCCCGCTTCATGGGCACGTTGGAGCCGTGTCCGACGGCCCAGAGCCACGCCTCGATGTCCAGGTCGCCCAGGGGGTGTACGCGGTCCTTGCCCAGTTCGCTCCAGAGGTTCTGGAGGAAGAAAACGGGGTCATCGCGGAGTTTCCGCGTGTAGGCGACGCCGTCGTATTTGCTCATGGGTGTGCTGCTTAGGCGCGGCGGGTGGCGGCGTCGTCGTCCTGGCTGAGAGGGGGCAGGGAGTGTGCGATGGGCTTGCCGTTGAACTTGATCTCGCCGGACTTGATGCGCTCCTCGGCGTGGCGGGCGAGGGCCTCGGCGCCGGCGGACTCAATGACGCGGCCAACGACGCCGACCTGGCCGAGGCGCTTGAGCACCCGGTCCATCTCGCGGTCAGAGAGGGGGCGTCGGCCCTGCTCGCCCTGCTTGTTCTTGACCGGGTTCCCCTTGGCATCGACTATCGGCTTGCCGTTGATGAGCCAGTCGAGCAGGGTCAGGTCCGCCAGGTCGGCCATCTGGTTGTGAATGTTCTCACGTTGCACGGTTGGCCTCCTGTCAGTTGATGAGCGGTTCGGTGTTGTCCACGGCGATGAGCAGCATGGAGCGTTGCCTCTGGGTCATTTTGATCTTGCCTCCACAGACCACCGGGCTGGGCGAGCCGATGACCGAGACCAGCAGCCCCCGCCGGGGTGTGGCCTTGGCGTCGGGTGAGGAAACCACGATGACGGTGCCCAGATGCTCACTGAGGATTGCAAGTGCAGCCCTGATCTGATGCGAAGCATCGCCGTTTTGCTTATTGGCCACACATCATCCCCCCAATCTGTGGTGTTGAATCACGCCGTCTGGAGTGTCGTGCCGGTACTCTGCGGGATCGAAAGCCGGACATAGGTCTCCAGTTGCCCGGCCACAAGGTCCGCTCCAGACCCACCATAAAAAACAAACTCAAACTCGACCGGCGTTGGCGCAGAGCCAGCAACGATCAGCCCGTTCCTTGCAAGATTTTCGGGTGCCGTCGCGCTGTAGATGGTGAACGAAGACGAGCCAGAAGTAAACGACGACGTAAGAAAACTTCCGCCCACAATCAGTGTTGAAAGATTGACCTCGACATTTGTTATTGGCCCACCAGTAAAGAACGTCGGCACAACAAAGCGCAGCCCGGTTGCGACGCTGTCCGCCGGTATCGAAGCGACCTCGACCATCGCTACCCCACTGACGTGCGAAACAAGACTGGGCGTGTCGAACGCGGTCGTGTATTTCACCCACCGTTCCACGTTGTCGGGCAGGACGCCAGCAGCGGGAACCGCACCTTCAAGCACCGCGAGACGCCTTTCCTTGGCGTTGATCTCGTCTTGGATCGAGATGAACTGCCGTTGTACCCCCCCTGGGCTAGTGTCCCCGGAAAGGCGGAAGTAACTCATGGCCGCTCCTCCCTCTTGGACTGCTTGGGCAAGTCTCGGGTGAGGTAGTTGATGATTCCATCGACACCCATCACGCGGGGCACCCACAGCGCACCCTTGAGGTCGCGGACGTTCTGCTGGCTGAAGTCGTAGTTC